CCAGAGTTTTCGAGTGTTTGAACACCTACGTAGACTGATGTGTCTCTGTTTATACCGTTTCCTACAAGAGGACGATATGCACAATTAGCCATATTGATACCTAAGATTTTAACGTTAGTTCCATCTAAGTGAACGTTTCTTGCTACATTCATATTACCGTAAACAGTAGATATAGTTGTAACATCAACACCAGCAGCCATTTTCTTACCTGTTATAGCAAGGTCTGCTCTGTATTGGTCATCTTTATCAAGATTAGCTTTGAAATAACCACCTAGTTTATGTAACCAGTTATATACTTCAGTATTACAGAAATATACAGTAGCGCCACCGTTATTATACCTTGGGTCTAAAAATCTAGACATATCATCTAAGAACTCATCTTGAGATTTAGAAGTAGACCAACTAAATACGTTACCGTAATTAGAAATAAAGTCTACAGCACCTTGAGTATAAGTAACACCAGAACCATCAGTATATTGAGAACCAAATAATAAAGATTGCTCAATATCATATTTGTGTTCAATTAACTTTTCTCTCCATACTCTAGCCCATTCGTTGCCTTCGTATTTTAATACTGTAGCACGAGCAGTGTTAGTCATAGCACATGAAGTTTTCCAGATTTGAGTTTGCCCATAACCTGTGCTGAAAGGTTGGTCTTTCCATGTTTCAGGATAACCAGTTCCTTCACCAAAAGCAGAACCAACTACATAGCATCTTTTAACTTCAAGTGTTGAAGAAATAGTTTCATCATATACTTGAGATTCAGCTGTTGTAGCATTAGCAAATGAACAGAAGTCATATGCAGCTCCACTTAAACCTTTTGTGATAAGCACTTTTAAAATAGCGTGAGTACTTGTTGAGTCTGTATCAACAGATTGTATTTTAGCCAAAATATATTCTGTCATTGTACCTGGAACACCGTCAGCACCCATATTAATTTTTACCACTTGACCTGGTAAGAAAAAGTTAGGTTGTGTGCCTGCAGCTCCAACTGCAATAGCATTTGTATCTTGACCATATACATTTTGTCTGTTACCTTCCATCATGTAGTCAGAACCCATTTTTAAATAATAGGTATCACCAGCGTCTATAAGACCATCAGCCACCGAAGCGTCTGTTGTTCCTACAGCAGATGTTGCTCCATGAGCAGTAACATAGGCATATCTTTTATGCCAAGAGCCTCTACGCTCTGTGAATTTAAAACTTGGGTCATCGCAAGGTTTTTTCGCAACTTTAGATACGAAACGAAAGAAAGGGTCTTGTGCAATATTTAGTTCAGATACTCTGTCACCAAAATTGTACTTTCTCCTTAAATCGCCTGTATTAAGAGACGAACCACCACCAGGGTTGCTCGCGTCTGGCCCTTTACCCGAGTTAGAACCCGAAGTAAAATCTGATATTTTAAAATTATCAGCCATTTTGTAATCTCCTTTACAAGTTATTTATGAGATTACCTAACTAAATAAATCGTCAAGACCTCCATCGCTACTTAAAAGAGTATCAAATATACTATCATCAGCTGATTTAACAACTGCTCCAGCATTGTTTGTTGCTCCTTGAGAAGCAGGTATTTCTCTTGCATTTTTCATTTGGCCAAGCATCTCGTTCTTGGTAGAGGTAGCTACATTTTTTGCAGCTTTATCACGATTCATAAGGTAATACATATCTTCATAAGAAAAACCATTAGTCTTAACTTTTTGCAGCATTTCACCAAACTCTGTTTCAGACATATTGTTTTTTTTCATAAACGCTTGAGCCTGTTCAACTTGTTTATTTTTAGCTGCAATTTTTGCAGACTGAGCTTTTTCTCTTTCTAATATACCATCAACTCTTCTTTGAACTGTATTTTCTACCATTTGATTAAGTACTTTAGCAGATTCCGATTTTCCATCAGTAACTGCTTCATGCCCATCAAAAACAAAATCTTCTGAAAGATTCAGAGTATCTTGCACTGATTCAGGCGTTTTGCCACCATTTTGCAGGTAGCCGCGAATAGTATCCACTAGGCCACTATCTCTTTTCATATAACTGACCAAAGGTTTAATTGGTTCGAACTCAGAGAGTTCGGCATTTAATCTTTGAGCCTCTCGACTAGAATCTTTATATCTTTTTTCCCAGTCTATTGTATCATTACCTGTTGCTTGTCCAGGGTCAACATTTTGTTGAGTTGCCTGTCCTGCGATTGGTTCATTTGATTCTTCTTGAACTTCCCCAGAAGTATCTTGGTCTAAAACAGCACCACTTACTTCATTATCTAAAGCGTCAAAGAAAGTATCACTAGAGTCAAATACGCCTTCTTCAGCTGCTGCTTCATCAGGCATTGAGTTACCAGTTGTTTCTTCTATCATTATTTCTCCTATTTATTTGTTTGTAATTTACTTATTTTTTTCTTTAACAGGCAAGGTATTTAAAAAATTAGTAAGCCTAGCCTTTTCATTGTCAAGGATTTTTTTCCCATCCTCTCTAATTTGTTGTTGCGCATGCTTAGTTTCATTATACTCATTTTCAGTGGCAGCTTTAGTCTCAGCAACTTTTCTATTAACTTCCATTTCACCTTGCATAACTTTTGACTTAATACCAGCTTGAACAAGTTGTCTTTCAAGAGTTTCAATAGTTCCTTCTTTATCTTGCATTGTTTTTTCCATCTCTTTTAACTTGCCAGATAATTGCGCATATAAAGATTTACGTTTAACAATTTTATCTTTATTTTTAATATCAGTTTCTGAAAGAACAGCAACATCATCTACAACACCAAGTTTCATTAATTCTTTTAATTCAGCCAAGTAAGCCCATCTATTAACAGGCAATGTTGAACCAGCAATAAGTCTAACATCAAATCTTGCTGTTTCGTAATCCATCATTTTTCCAATAGCCTTACCCATATCATTATAAACAGGAATATTTATTTCTACTCTTTTATCTTCCTGTATAGCACTTGGTTGCACTATTCTAAAAACTTTATTTGCTGTATAAACAGATTGGGTATATTGTTTAACAAGTTCCCCTACTTGTTTTAATGCAGGCTCTACAGAATGTTTTAACCAATACTTAACTCTTCTTGTCCCATATTCATCAATAGCAAGCATACCTTTAAAAGGCATATCTTTAGTTTGTTTAGTATCACCTTGCATAGAAGAGTATATACCAGCTAAGTATTCCATATCTTGTTTACCTTCACCTGATATACCAAAAAATGCATTAGGTAATTGAAAGGGCATTACAGGGGTAGGTGCATTAAAACCACTTCTTAGAGGAAGTAATGCTCCAGGTGCGGCAGCATACTTTTCCCAATGCTCTACATCAATAGAACCTTCTTCATACATCCATCTTAAACTACTTCCTAAAGATGCATTATGTACCATTAACTGATGTACTTTATTTAATTCTTGTTGTTTACCTATGAGAGGAGATACTGCACTTATTGGATAAGGAGTGCCAGTCCATTTATAGTGAAAAGGAATCAAAGGATAATCTTTGATTTTTGAAGGTAAGTACTTTTCGTAAATACAGGTATCTCCAACTACACAGGTTTTTTTAATTCTTGAGTCATAAAATTCAATAGTTTCAATAACTAAAGCAGCAAATTCTTTATCTTTTATTAATATATTATATTCTTCTTTTGTAATAACTCTATTTTCAGTAATAGAAGATTGCTTCTGAAGTTCTTCTGCTAATTTTAATTGATTCATTTGAATTTGTTTTTGCATTTCTTGTTTAAATTTATTTATTTCAAGTTCAGCTCTTTCTGGCAACATTTGTTTAGATTGTACCATTTGAGCAAATTGTAATTGCTTTTCTTTTAATTGTACCTGAAATTCATTTTTTAATCTTTGCACTTCTTTTTCAACTGTACTTTTAATATTTTCCATAACTTCAGTATCTGGAGGAATTTTATAAAACATATTTACATACAGTTGTTTTTCTTTTTCAAACAATTCATAGTATTCTATTAAATCCTCTCTACCTGTATCTTCTTCATCTATCATATCTGTAGTAGATTCATCTAAAACATCTTTTCTACTAAAATCTTTTTGAGTTTCATCAAATACTTTTTCAGTATAATTATAAGAACTATTATCAAATGAATTAGCATTATTAATTTTTCTTTTTGATTCAGGATAAACTTTCATTAAATGAGTTCTTGGAAGAACTTTTCTTATTAACATATATGCAGCATCTTCAAATAACAAATCTCTTGACTTAGGGTCTACATAAACATCGAACGGGTCTGGTTGTTGTATAGTAATTTCACCCATACCTTGGTCAGCATTATGGTCAATATCTACCATTAAATATCCAATTGATTTAGATACTGCATCATTTACAGCATTTGATAATAAAGATTGACCATTTGAATGATACCATACATAATCAGCCATATCAGAAAATACAGCTGCTACATCACTATCACTACCTTCAGCTCCAATAGCTTGCCATCTAGGTTGATTTGCAGTAGCATAAAAGTTTAACATTTCTACAACAGGTATAATTCTATTAATAGTAAATGTAGGCATACCTTGTTCTTCTAATAATTCTTTATCATCAGCAGACAACTGATTATCATTAGCAAAGTCAAAACCTTTTTGGTTTATAAATTCCCATTGCTGTCTATTACCAGTATTGACATTATCAAAAATGTCTCTTACTCGTAAAGCCTTCTTATCCTGTCTTTTTTTAGCCATTATTCCTCCTCTTTACAGTCATCCCATTTAGATAAATCTAACATAGGAAGTGGTTTTTCAATTTCGTAATCTTTAAGCTTATCATTTTGTACAGCCTTTTTACAGCCGCCCTTAACATAAGGCTTACCATTTGCGCATCCGATATCATAAACAAAAAATATAGTTTTCCAAACACCAACCCTTACTACTCGTGCTGGTCTTCCATTTAAATGTATCACATCGTCCGTATTCAAATCGTTGCCTAAAAAAATCTTTAATGATTCCAGCACATTTTCTAAAGTTGCTCGAAACATCATTAATGCAAAAGCTGCAATAGCCATCCATCCCCATTGCCCAATCAATCCTTGTAGTTGCTCTTCCATTATTTTCCATTCTGCTTCCCTTTAATTGCTACTATTTAATAGGTTCAACTCTCGTGTTATCACGAGGTTCTTCATTTAAAGTTTTTAT